GATCAGCAATCTTACATCCCTCGCCATTCAATTCTTGGAGACGATAGATGTAAGCGTCAAAGTCTTGTGATGGTGTGCTAGTGACACCATCAACAAATTGCTGGTACTTATTAAAATCAATCATGTCCATTCAGAAAATTGTGTAGTAGTTGGTTTGTTGAAGACAGGTATTTCGTCGTCCTCAAACATTGCGTCGATGTCCAGCGTACTGCTGTCATCAACATTATAGAGCTTCATCTTGCTCCTGTCAATACCCACCTTGAACTTTCGTTTGAAGGATAGCTCATTGTATCTGTTCTTGAGTTGCTTAGTAAGAATACAACCCTCGTTCTCTAGTTCCTCGTTAGACATCAGAGCAACCATAAAGTCAGCAGTAGCAGGCAGACCGAAAGATTCAGATGTATCTGTCAGTTCTAGATCACTGCTTTCGTAACCGGAACGTGTAGTCTGTGTTGCTGATACAACAGGTACTTCCTTTGCCACAGCAAGACCACGAAGTTCTTCAGCAATTGCTTTCACATACATATAGGAGTTTTGGATGTTACCTTTCATCCTAGATGAACTACAGATGTTGAGATAATCAACAAAGATGATGTCTGGTTTGAACTGTTTCTTGAGAGACAGATCATTCAGTAGACCATTGAAGTGTCCTGCGTGAGCGGAAGCGGTAGGATATTCTTTGATGATTAACTTACCTCTAGTCTTCTTTTGTAGTGCCTCAACACCACCCTTGAATCTATGCTCTGGGAGATTTTTAAGATCTTTGATACCAACGTCAAGTAGGTGAGCGTCAATACGTTGAGCAATCTTTTCTTCTGCCATCTCTAGTGTGATGTAGAGAACATTGTATCCGTCCATCAGACAGGAACCTGCCATGTGACACATAAACAATGACTTACCTACACCAGTGCCAGCAAGAATAACATTCAATGTCTTATTAGGAAGACCACCCTCAGTAATCTGATTGAAGTCATCAATGTCAAAGGGAATCTTGTCCTCATCCTCATGCATCTTCTCCCATCGCTGGTCGATACACTCTAGGTAGTCGTGTCCGATATGTTCGTCGAACGATACTCCCAGGGCCTCTTGGAGTATGCTTGGAATCGCATCCTTTGATAGTTGTTTATCACCTCCTTCTGCGATCTTGACAGACTGTAGGAGGGCGTTGTAGAGGGCACGTTCTTTACACCAACCCTCTGTCGCGTCGATAAGCCAGGAATAGTTAATCTCATCAGTTGAGAATGTTTGGAGTAACTCGAAAGACTTCTTAAGGTCTTCCTCGTAAACATCCTTACGAGACGATAACTCAATGAGAATAACTTCCTTGGTAGGGACCTTATCATATTTTGTAGAGAACTCATAAATCTCCTCATAAATTAAACGTTCACTTGCCTCAGCAAAGTAATCCGCTTTGATGTGTGGAATTACTTTGCCGTAGTAGTCTAGATCAAAGAGAAGATTGCGTAAGATTGTTTGTTCTAATCTCTCAGTCTTCGTCACCATCTTCAACTACTCCATAGGAAAAATCTTTTGCAACCTGTTCGTTGATCGCATCGAGAATATCAGGCGTGAAGAAACGCTCAGGGTCTTTCATAATTTCTTTACCCCAGAACTTTTTGCCGTCAACCTCGTAGCGACCACCGCTATTGGGCCACGGGGAATAGTCTAGCAGACCGTGGTATCTTTGTAAACCCCTTTCATCGAAGTACAGTTTAACTTCTGTCTGCGATGCCTCACGGGTCAGTCGGGACTTCTTCGCCGTACATCTAATAATGTTTCCAACCTGCGTAGTTCCCTCTTTCTCTTTTGATTTGCTAAGAAAGATGACACTGCTCGCACAGTATTCTGGACCTGAGCCACCGCCCATCTTTTGTGGATCTCCATAACCGCCAATATTATCGTAGGTGTGATTAGTAAACAGAAGGGGAATTTTTGCCTTACCTAGTTTTTGTGTAAGAACTCTGAATGTAGATTTAGTAATCTTTGTCTTTGTAAAGTCAACAGCATCGTTGCCAGTTAAAGCATCGTTAACTTCCTTTGCTGATGGCAGGTTCCCCAAACTATCTAACACCCACATCATAGGAGTGGTGTCCTTGTTCTTGAGGTAGTTGTCAACAATCTTTACAGAGACTTCACGAAACTCATTGATAGTTTCTACCGGATATAGAAGGACGCGAGAAGTGTCAATCCCACGACTGCTAAACATATCAGAACTAAGAGCAGATTCGGACTCAAAATAAATGACCATGCCATCAGGATGAGTATCAAGGAAATGCTTAAGGATGCTAAGGCAAAAATAGGTTTTCCCGACGCCCGATTTTCCAGCAAGAGCAGTGATCTTGTTGGATGGAATGCCTCCATAAATGCTACCACTAAGTATGGCGTTAAACAAATAACTGCCAGTATCAATGTACCCCTCAACGTCCCCTGAAGCAACTCCATCACTTACAAGTCCAACGAATTCATTCTTACTATCTTTGATTATACTTTTGATTAAATCTGATGTAGGCATATTAAAAGAAACTGGTAACGGATACGGTTTTGTTTGTGGTCCAACCAATGCAGTCTAGCACATTGGTGACAGGTTTTAAGAACTTCTTCTCAAATTGTAGTGTGCGACTAACATACTTATCAAGATTAAATTCCTTAGGAATCTCACTAAAAAAGGAGATGACTTTTTCGCCAATAGGGTTTGGCTCTTTAAGATAGACATACTTTACTTTCTCACCCTCCTGAATGGATTGATATTTGTATTCAACCTTATGTTTTTTGAGGAGATGATTGTAAATGAGAGAACCCTTGACAGCAATAGGTGTGCCTGTCTTCTCACCTTTCTTGTAAATCGTATAAGGATTACGATACTTGGCAAGATTATTTACACCACTGGGAGTAGCAAGGTCAGCATAAACTTGCTTGCGGGCATCCTCACGAACCTCGTCAATGTATTTGATAAGGTCTTCATTAGTTTTGTTGATGATGATCTTGTATGCTTCGTATAGTTTGCTCCTGAAGTATTGTGGCACAGATGAACGTGCCGTCTCAAGACCACAGATTTTTAGTTTGGGTTCGTTGTATTGAACGCCTTCACTATTCCATACGTTGAGAGCATATCGTTTCTTCGCAGTCCAGAAACCACGGGAAGCAATATTCTCTCGCTTCATCTTCATCTTCTGGTCGTAGGCGTTGACATACCTTGCCAGTTTTTCGTAAGAACTTTCAATAAAAGGTTCAAGTTCCACCTGAGCGACCTTATCAAGGAACGCAACAATGTCCTCATCAGTCTTCTCTCTGCCTTTGAGTACAGCTTTAACAAAAGGACCCAAGTTAAGGTACATAGAATCAGTATCGATAGCAATAACATAATCTACATCATCCGTTTTGAGAATTGTGTTGAGGTGAGCGTTAGTCTCCTTTTCAATCCAGCGGATAGACAACTGACCACCAAGGGTGATTGCTTCTGCCATCTCCAACTGATAGTATCGAAAATACTGGTTACCAATAGCACCATAGGCAGAGTTGAGTGAAATCTTCTTTGCCATCTGAATGTTATTGTAGCGAGAAATATCTTTCTTGAGTTGAACTGTAGGGTTCTTCTCATATTCCTGCTTCGCCTTAAGCATTTTCTTCTTGTAGATCACACGCTCATCATACATCTTTTGCATCATCTTAGGCAGGAACCCCTGCTTGGACGTGTCGTAGAAGGTGCCGTTAGGGGCGAGTGCCTGCCCACAGAGGTCGCTGGTATCAATCTCCCGGTCCAGCAGGCGATCCACGTTGGCAGAGGGGTGTCTATGGGGCAGCAGCGTCTCTGGTGAGATGTTGTACTGCATGATTAGGTGAGGATACAGGGAGTTCAAGTCAAAGTTCACCACCCAGTCATACAGACCAGGGATAGGTTCTTTCACAAATGCTCCAGCATACTTGTCCTTCTTCTCCTGTTCTTTCTTAGGAGGAATGACAATGTTATCTTTCATCAGTTCGATGTAGATATAGTTATCCCAGCAACATACCTGAGAGAATACATCCTCAAAGTTTACCTTGGCGTCGTATGCCAGGGTAATTGCTAGGTCGAGCAACTTCATCTTGTCGTCCAGTCTATCAACCAGGCGAACGTCGTGGATGTTGTACTCGATAAACTTTTGCCAGTCATTTGTATAGAACTCTTTGAAAGTATCATACTCACTGTGGTCTAGCTTCTCCTCATCCAGTTCTACAAGACAGATGTGGTTCAGGGCATAAGATTCCTGATTAACGTAAGTAAATTTCTTGTAGAGTTGGATATAGTCAAGAATAGATAGACCCAAAATGTCAGTGGCAACCTGCATTTTGTTATTGATCTCCACCTCACGGGTAGAAACTAACTTCCAAGGAGAGAGTAACTTCTTATACTTGTCGCCAAGAATACGCTCAACACGATTTACAATGTATGGCATATCGAAGAACTCTACGTTCCATCCAGTGATAATATCTGGGAAGTTATCATTCCACCAGTGAATGAAGTTAGTGAGCATTGCCTGCTCATCATTGAAGTGTAGGTAATCTACATCGTCAAAGATATTGTTGAATGCCTTTGCTCCCCACACAGTAATCCTATTGGTGTAGGAATCTTTGATGGAGATAGAAAGAATTGCCTGGTCTGCGCTAGCAATGTTAGGAAATCCATTCTCAGCAGCAGTCTCAATATCAATATTGAAGACGCGAAGTTTAGATGAGTCATAGATAATCTCATCCTCAGGATATGTCTCAGCAATATACTGATAGAGATACCTAGTGTTACCATACACTTCTACCTCAGAGTTCTTACATTTCTTGACAAACTCCTTGGCATCGTTGATAGATCCTTGTGGGACCGGGGCGACAAGTTCACCCTTGAGTGTTCTGTATTCAGAATAGTTTTTAGTTTTTATAAAAAGAGTGGGGGAGAATGGCACACGCTCAACGATACGCTGCCCGTTCTCATACCCCACTACCAATAAGCGGTTACCCGCTTGTTCTATCTTGCTGTAGAACTTCGACATATTCCAAATACTGCTTCTTTAATTTAGGACCTGGTTCCATCATAGTATCGCAATCCATAAACCGCAAGCGGCACTGTGACACTTCTTCGTCTGGTATGTAATTGACGAAACCAGGTCCATCAGTTCCATACCAGATGACTGGATTGGTAAGTTCTAAATCAGGGTCACCAAGTTCAACCTCTAATTCTTTTACCTCACCAACCAACCAATCATTCCGCAGTTTCAGTAGCAGTATCATCTGTATCTCCTGTAGGTACTGCTACATCAGCAGCATCAAAAAACTTTTGCTTCTCTTCGAATGCAGATGTCAAGTTTGGATCGGGACTTGATACACAAGTGACAGCATCGTAAGGAAGTCTAAATGTGCGTTCAAGTGTAAAAGAATTCCAACGAGAAAATTTAACTCTATTGCGATCTTCTGGATTCTCCGCTTCTGGAAATTCATGAAGTTCTAGAGTAAAAGGATCTCTAAGTTGAAGACCGACGCCACGACGTTCATCACCTTCACCTTGATAAATTTCATTGATTTCAGCGATCACATTTGACCCGTCTCTTAAAGTAATAATAGATGCCATAGTTAATAATCAAACCTCTTAGTATTTTAGCAAAAAAAGATGGGGGCGTCAAGCCCCCTGCGCGATATTTATAGGAAGTCTTTACGCTTGTGATGCTCTGGTACGATCTTCCCTAGATCAATTGTCAATAACCCATCCTCAAAAGTAACTGATCTAACTTCCGTTTCATCGCTGAGTGTCCATGCTCGCGTGAAACTTCGTTGAGCCATTCCTCGATGTTGGTAATCTGTTCCCGATTCTTTATCTTCTTTTTGTCCTTCGACAAATAATTTTCCGTCTTGTGTGTAGACATATACCTCCGCTTTTTTGAACCCCGCCAAAGCAATCTCTAACCGTTCCAGTACATTGCTTACAACAATGTGATTATATGGTGGGTAGTTTTGTTTGGTTTCGTGAAGGTCGAATAACCTATCAAACATTGTATCGTATCCGATAGCATTCTTATGGATTTTATCCATAAGCGTAGGAAGATCCGACGCTGTATAGCGCATGATGTTTGTCATCTTTGTAGCTCCTTGATAAGCGAGTTTGTATTGTGTGGACCCTAACGGCATCCACCATTATTTAGATCAATACTCTATTTATCTGGAGTGTGGAGATCCCTACTTCTTACGACCAATGTTGTATTTACTTTCGAGAGACCAATCATCTTTCTCTTTAAAAGATAAAACTTTAATCTGATTAAGCGGAGCAAGATCTTCGATCTGCTCCTCTTCGACCACGTTAATGAGTCCCCAGTCAGATAGTAGTTTAGCAATACTATTTCTGCGTTGTACGTCGTTAAGTGAAAGATTTGTTTTCTTGCCGTCGAGAGCAAAAAGTTCTTTGAAGTGTACAATATAATATCTTCCTTGTTTATGGAGAATATGACAGGACTGATACAACTTCCTTTCTTTCCGAGACGCAACACCAATGCGCGTCAAAGTTTCCCTAACTTTGAGGAAGTCGTCAGGTTCTGTGAGAGATACTTCTACCATGTTGGTAGGATCCCACGTCACTTCAATAGTTTCAGCAGTCATTTCATTCCACCTTTGTACAATGCTTTTCTTATCTTATCTAGTTGATCTACTGTGAGAATTTTTAGTGCGTCAATTGCCTTATCGTCATTATAACCATAATACTCTTTGACTAACTCAATATGCTCAAGAGATTCTTTTCTTAACCAAGGAGAGAATCTCTTCCTAGGTTTCAAAGTATTTATAAGATAATCATATTGCCTGTCTCTT